AGGCGTACGTTCCCCAAGGTTTCGGGGCTGTACTTCTGCAGAATGTCCCGCGTCACGTTGCTCAGGGTTGCGTCTGAGAAGTCAGGCGCCGGCCCATAGCCGCGGACGTAAACCTCTTCGTCCTTGATGAACACCAAGTTCAGCGCCGCCTCCGCAAGGTACGGAAGCGCTGTTATAATTCCTGTTACAAGCGACGTCACGAACGAAACTCCTGATTCCAATATTTGATCGCTGTTCTCTGCGATCATGTTCAGCCCTGCCGCTGCAAAATCCTTTCCGAGCAAATCAGGAATTGACGCCAGTACATTTCCGATCATCGGTATTAAGTTACCTGTCAAGAATGTAACGACCGTTTCTCCGACCTGTTTCAATTCATCTGTAACGTCCTCTCCTATCGCAATATTCCCGAGCAGATTTTTAAACGCCGCTTTCATGGATGCCAAAGACCCCGACAGTGTTGTTGCCGCTTCTTTCGCCGTTGTTCCTGTAATTCCAAGCTCTCCTTGTATTACATGAATCGCCGAGTATACGTCTGATAAATTATTGATATCATACTTTACTCCTGTGATTTTTTCCGCATCCGCAAGCAGCCGCTCCATTTCCGTTTTTGTGCCGCCGTATCCTAGTTTTAGGTTGTCCAGCATTGTGTAGTTTTGCTTTGCAAAGCCTTGATATGCGTTTTTGATATCCTCCATGTTCGATCCCATTTTGTTCATGTTATCGGACATGTCTGTCATTGCCATATCTGCCACATCTGCCGCTTTAGCTGTATCATTTCCTAAACTTTGTAACAGACTCGCGGAGAAGCTTGTTGTTAACTGCATGTATTCGTTTGCGCTCATCCCAGCCGTCTTGTAGGCGTTCGCAGCGTTTTGTTTTACTTTCTCTGCACTGTCTTTAAATAGTGTTTCGATTCCGCCTATGCTTTGCTCTAGTTCTGCACCTTCGCTGATTGACGCAGAAATGGCTTTTCCGATCCCCGCCGCGATTACAGCGACTTTGATCGCTCCGCCGATTCTGCCTCCGAGCGATTTTCCTGCCGCATCCGTTTCTCCGCCTACTTCGTTTTGCAGCATTCCGCCTATCCCTTTTGCGGACGGTATAATTTGCACATACGCCTTCGCAAGTTCTGTCTTTTCCACTATTTCACCCCTTTTCTG